GGAGGCGGAACGCAGCTTGAGAGTCGACGGTCCCGTGGAGCCAAGGGACTGGCGAATCGATGCGTTTCTGAAGGTCGAGAAATTCAATTGCGAGAACAAGTTCGCCAAGCCTAGGTTGATATTCCCCAGATCTCCTAGGTACAACTTGGACTTAGCTACTCGGCTGAAACCGTTTGAGCATTGGCTGTGGGGAAGACTCACTGCTCAGACGTTCTCCACTGGGGGAATAGGCAGGGTTGTTGCAAAGGGGTTGAATCAGAGGCAGCGAGCCAACTTGATCAAGAGGAAAATGGAGAATCTTGACGGCTGCGTTGTGTGCGAGGTTGACGGTCAGGCTTTCGAGGCCCATGTCTCGAAGTGGCAATTGATGGAGGAGCACAAGGTTTATTCCGCGGCTTTCCCCGGCGATAAGGGATTGAAGCGGTTACTAGCTGCTCAGCTTAACCTTAGTGGTAGGCTATCATGTGGAGCGAAATTTTCGAGGGAAGGGGGTCGCGCAAGTGGAGACTTTAACACCGGCATGGGAAATTCCATTATCATGTTGGTGGTGGTTGTCGCGGTGCTTCGGCGCCACAAGGTACCATTCGACTTGCTGGTCGATGGCGACAACGCTCTAGTCTTCTTGCGTGGCGTGGATGCTTCCCTGGTTTTGAGTACTTTCGCCCATGATGTTCTACATCAATGTGGTCACGAGATGACACTTGAAGAGCCCACGACCGTCCTGGAGAGAGTGACGTTTGGACGTTCCAGCCCAGTTTACACAACAGGGGGCTGGACTATGGTGCGTGATTGGAGACGGGTAGTGTCCCAGGCCCTCTCATCACACATCTACCTCCGCGAGCCCAACTTCCGCAAGGAATGGGTCCGCGGTGTGGTCTCAGCGGAACTCTCTCTAGCGCTTGGTGTGCCTGTCCTGCAGGCATACTTCAGCAGACTACAATCACAATGGGGTGGTCCGGAAGGTGTGCGAGCTCATCCGCATACCGACCTTTTGTTCAAGGGGGCTTGGTTCGCTAAGGCTGATCAAGTCAAGCCCATCACTCAGGAGGCAAGGTTGTCGTTCGAAAGGGCATTCGGTTTAGCACCCGATGACCAGGTGCGTATGGAGCACGCCATATCCAGTGATCTTGGGGATAACTGGACGTACATCAGCGTGCCGCGTGCCGAATGGCAACTTTTGCCTCCATCTGTCGCTGAGTGGTGGATTGACCGTCCGAGTGACTTTGTGGAGTAGGCAGGTGGTGTTGACTGTGGGTTGGCTACCTTAAATGGGGGCTTTTGGTGAGGGAGTCT